TAATGATACATTAAATGATTGGTCAAAATTTGATATAAATAATCGAACAAAGCACGATGCTGCGATTAGTTCTGGTTTAGCCATTATGGCATGTAACAAAGATTTGTACAGACCAGTAGGAGATAGACAGAAAACAAAATTAAACCTTAAGATTGCTAGATATAAGCAAGACGGGTATATTTCAGAAATAATAAAATAATATGGCTGAGTCAGTTGTAAGTAATTATTTTCCGAGCCAGGTGGCTAGCGACCAAGAAAAAATGTCGGAAGAGTATGGCCTAAAAGTAGGAAGGGCTATACAAAACGAATGGTTTTCTAGAAACCAGGGTAATACCCGTTATGATAGTAATCAAAACTCTTATCATAATCTAAGATTATATGCGCGTGGCGAACAGCCTATACAAAAATATAAAGATGAATTATCTATTAACGGTGATTTATCTTATCTTAATTTGGATTGGAAACCTGTTCCGATTCTTTCTAAGTTTGTTGATATTGTAGTTAACGGTATTGCTGACCGCGCTTTTGATATTAAAGCCTATTCTCAGGATCCATACGGTGTTAATAAGCGCACTATGTATATGGAGTCTATAATCCGCGATCTGCAAACTAAGCAGCTTAACGATTATGTGCAGGAGCAGTTTGGTATTAACTTATACGAGAACGACCCTGAAATGCTTCCGCACTCGCAAGAAGAGATGGAATTGCATATGCAGCTAAGCTACAAGCAGGGCGTTGAAATGGCCGAGGAACTGGCGATCAATACATTGCTTGAGGGCAATAACTATGATTTAATTAAGCGTCGACTATACTACGATCTAACAACGATTGGTATTGGCGCTGTTAAAAATACATTTACCGTTTCTGAAGGCGCTAAAGTAGAATATGTTGACCCAGCTAACCTTGTATATTCATATACCGAGTCCCCATACTTTGAGGACTTATATTATGTAGGCGAGGTGAAGAACGTGCCTATTAATGAGCTTAAGAAGGAGTTCCCGCAGCTTACAGATGAGGAATTAGATAAAATTAAGAAAGAAGGTACACATTACCACTCCGGCCGCGCGGCAAGTACAAGTACAAATAGAAGCGATTACGATTCTAATACTGTGCAGATACTTTACTTTAACTACAAGACCTACATGAATGAGGTATACAAGGTTAAAGAAACTGCAACTGGGGCAACTAAGATTTTGGTACGCGACGATCAGTTTGACCCGCCAGTAGAAATGCTTGAAGCTGAATTTGGCAAAATGTCAAGATCACTTGAAGTATTATATGAAGGTGCGCTAGTATTAAATACTAATATCATGTTAAGATGGCAGATGGCTAAAAACATGATGCGCCCTAAGAGCGATTACAATAAGGTTAAAATGAATTACAGTATTGTAGCGCCTAGAATGTATAAAGGCCGTATTGAATCCATTGTAAGCCGTTGTACTGGATTTGCAGATATGATTCAGCTTACGCATTTAAAAATGCAACAGGTGCTTGCTAAGATGATGCCGGATGGTGTTTATCTTGATGCTGACGGCTTGGCTGAAATTGATTTGGGTAACGGAACAAACTACAACCCGCAAGAAGCGCTTAATATGTTCTTCCAAACGGGTTCTGTTATTGGACGTTCATTTACGCAAGAGGGCGATATGAATCCAGGCAAGGTGCCAATACAACCATTGCAAACTGGTGCTGGGAGCGGTAAGCTACAGTCGTTGATTCAAACATATAACTATTATATGCAAATGATCCGCGACGTTACGGGTCTAAATGAAGCAAGAGACGGTTCTACACCAGACTCTCGCGCTTTAGTTGGTGTACAAAAATTAGCCGCGGCAAATTCAAATACAGCGACACGACATATCTTAGACGCAGGTTTATTTATTACAGCAGACCTTGCAGAAGGATTGTCACTTAGAATTTCTGATATTATAGAGTTTAGCCCGGCACGTGACGCGTTTATCCAAAAGATTGGCGGTTTTAATGTTGCTACATTAGATGAATTACAAGACTTGCACCTATATGACTTTGGTATATTCATTGAGTTAACACCAGATGAAGAAGAAAAAGGACGTTTAGAAAACAATATACAAACAGCATTGTCAGCTGGTCTTATTGACTTAGATGACGCTATTGATATTCGCGAGATTAAAAATCTTAAGTTAGCGAATCAATTCTTGAAGCTGCGCCGCAAGAAAAAGCAAGAGCGCGATCAAATGATGCAACAGCAGAACATTCAAGCGCAAGCACAGGCGAATGCTCAAGCACAACAAGCTGCAGCGCAAATGGAAATGCAGAAAGAACAAGCGTCAATGCAAACTAAGTCTCAACTTGAGCAAATTAAGGGGCAGATTGAACAACAACGTCTCGCTGCCGAGGTTGCTGCTAAGAAAGAACTTATGGGTCTTGAATTCCAATATAATATGCAACTTAAAGGCATGGAAGCTGACGCAGCGAAGGCTAAGGTTAATAATATAGAAGATCGCAAAGACGAAAGAACGAAAATGCAAGCGTCTCAGCAAAGCGAATTGATTGAGCAGAGACAAACACAGTCACCACCAAAGAATTTTGAATCTGGTGGTAATGACATCGTAGGCGGTGGTTTCGGTTTAGGAACCTTCGAACCTAAGTAATAATAAATACATATAATTATATAATATCTTATCATGAGTGAAGAAAATGTTAACGATGTTGCCAGCGTTACAGACGATGGCACTATTAAAGTAAACCTAGATGCCTTTCAAAAGCAAAGCGCAGATGAGGTTCCTGTACGCGACGAACCCGCAGTTAGCGAAGAAGTACGCACAGAAAACGTCCAAGAAGCAGATGCAGAACCTGCCGGAGAAAGCGACGCCGTTCAAGATGAACAGCCCGTTGCGGATGTGCAAGACGCACAGGAAGTAGAAGCTCCAGTAGAAACACCTGTAAATCAGGAAGTTGAATCTCCGCTGCAGGAAATTACAGAAGAGGAAGTTCAAGAAGTAGCTGATCAACTAAATGAAGAGATCAACGAAGCCGTTGCAGAACAAGCAGAAAGCGGCGTAGAATTGCCGGAAAATATTCAGAAGGTTGTAGACTTTATGAATGAAACAGGCGGTTCACTTGAGGACTATGTAAAATTAAATACGGATTACAACGCATTAAACGAAGACCAATTACTTCGTGAATATTACCAGCAAGTAAATCCGCATTTGGACAAAGAAGATATTGATTTCCTAATGGAAGACAAGTTTTCTTTTGATGAAGATTTAGACGACGAGCGTGAAGTACGCCGTAAAAAAGTAGAGCGTAAGCAAGCATTAGCAAACGCTAAAAACCATTTAGAGGGTCTTAAGTCTAAATATTACGATGAAATTAAGATGGGTTCTCGTTTGAGCCCAGAACAGCAAAAAGCGGTTAACTTTTTTAATCGCTATAATAAAGAGAGTCAAGAGGCTGCTAAAGTTGCAGAACAACAAAAAAGCATGTTTGACCAAGAAACAGGGAAAGTTTTTAGCGATAAGTTCGAAGGTTTCGACTATCAAGTAGGCGACAAACGTTACCGTTTTAAAGTTAAGAATGCTAATCAGATTAAGGAGACTCAAAGCGATATTAACAACTTTGTCAAGAAGTTCTTGAATGAAAAAGGTGAAATATCAGATGCTAAGGGTTACCATAAATCACTGTTTACTGCAATGAATGCCGATCAAGTCGCACAACACTTTTATGAGCAAGGCAAAGCTGATGCCATGAAAGATAGTATGGCCCGCACTAAGAATGTTGATATGAAGCCGAGAGGGGTTCATGAAGAAGTCACGATTTCTAATGGGTGGAAAGTACGCGCGGTTGACAGCGGTGTAAACGCCTCTGGACTTAAGGTTAAGTTTAGAAATAAATAATCCATTTAAAAACAATTAAAAATGGCAATAGCAAATTCAGGTGCGGCTCTACAGCACCTTACACCACGTCCGGTAAAAGGACTATTTGGTGACAACTATCTAGCTCTTAGCGATCTAGATTTTACACAACAATTCCTTCCTGAAGTTTACGAAAAGGAAGTTGAACGTTACGGAAAGCGCACAGTTAGCGGTTTCTTGCGTATGGTAGGCGCGGAAATGCCAATGGCATCAGACCGTGTTGTATGGTCAGAACAAGGTCGTTTGCACATCGCTCACGACGGTGTTGATTCAAACGCCGCTGGTTCACAACTCGAAATCAATAAATTGGGCGCTACAGATCAGTCTTTGATCGGTGTTGGCCAAACTTTGGTTATCTCTAACGGTACTGTTACCGCTAAAGCTCGTGTAGACAGCTTGGGTACTTTTACTCCTGAGACTTCTGCTGGAGCTGCTGATGGTACTTTGCTTGTAAACATCAAGGTTTACGGTGAAACAAGTGCAGTTCTTCCAGCTGCATTGCGCAACGTAACTACGGGTACTTTGAGTATTTTTGTATTCGGTTCTGAGTACGCTAAAGGCTCTGGTGATGTTGG